AGAAACCATCTTGTATACTAAACCCATATATTTATCTAAACTAAAAGTTGTTTCTTTCATTATTATCCATCTCAAAGTCGGGCCTTGAGTATTCCAACTGCCGCCACCTATGATATTACCCACATCATCAACCGCCAGATAATTTCGGTTAGCTGTATCATTTATTATAGCTTTGGCTACTGTTTCTGTTGGGAAAGGGATTGGATTAACAATTGTATCTTCAATAAAAGTAGTAAAAGCAGATTTATCCGAGGTTTGGAATTTGCGAATTGTCATAATCAATCATATTTCTATTGTCATATAGCAATAGGCATTAACCGCCGCCCCTGCCGTGACTCTTATCCTCATAGAAGTACCTACATCAATCACAGGTTCTCTCCCAAGCGGGAATTGTTTGACATATTGGTTGGTTGGGGCTACAAGCTGTGCATCAAATACACGGGTTGCGGTAATCGTTCCTTCTGCAGTAGCTGTATAACCTGTAGCTGCCGTACCTACAGAAAAGATAGAAGTAGTTGCGTCTATACCAGAATCAGGATCACTTAAATTAACAAGACCAGCATTAACATGGGCTGTAACTGTAGCAAAGCCAGTACCTGTTTCCAGAAGTTCACACTTAATAGGAGTAGCTGCCGTTGAACCATCAAAAGAGATTCCCCATTCAATTATTTTTCCATAAGGAACCGCCGCACCAAGTTTTACCTGCAATAGGGTTTTAATCGCAATACCAGTAGTAACCACAGCTTGGGCTGCGGTTGTCGGTGAAGGCCCATTAAAGATTTGAAAAATCATATTTTTATTATATCATACTTCATCAAAATAACTTACCGACCAATCTACTGCTACAGCCGCCGATAAATTCAAATTCAATGCTGTCGCAGAAGCTGTCGCAAATAACCATGCGGGGGGAGATACTGCTAGATTCGCACCGCCCGCAACTCCTGCCGGTGTCTGAAAGGTGTTTCTCCAAATCTCCGTTCCTGATGCTCCTGATTGCCAAATACAAGTTACCTGAGTTGTAGATACAACAGTTAGAGAAAAGGCATAGACTTTTAATCTGCTTGTGCCGGCTGATACTAAAGTATTGTTGCCCAACCCGCTTGCTTGTCCGCCTGTGGAAAGGAGTGTTTTTCCGTGAGCTGTAATTAACGCACCGGTATTAGGATCAACTTCAAGAAGAATAGAAGTAGTACCATCGGCGGTAGAAACGCCGATTAAAGTAGGAACACGATTTTCGTCTCGCTTAGCGGTAGCCACGTCTTAATTATATCATGCGACGTTCCTTTTGTCTTATTTCCTCTTCTCTTGCATCAAGTACCTTCTTCCTGTTATCCAAGATTTTATGCAATTCCAAAAGGCTTTCGGATTCCTCCTTAGATTTCTTAATCAATTCGTTCGCTTCATCTACTTTGGATTGAATATTTATCCTCTGAGCTTCAAGTATTTCAATCTCCTTCTTAATGGCTTCCCATTTAATAGTATCTTCCTCAATAATTTTTTTATATCTGTTTGATTCTTCAATGATCTTATTGAGGTCTTTTGAGAGAAGGTCAAGAATTTTGTCTGTTTCTAAACGAAGAACACCTAACCCTTTTGAAGAAACTGTTTTAATGTTTTCCGTAATCTCTGTTATTGTCATGGGGGATTATATCCTCAAACTTTTTCCGTAAACTCAATCGTTTTTATACCATCATACTTAATCTCCAAGTCCGCAACCATCCTTATAAGCTTAAGTGCGTCCTCGTAGAACTCAAGAGGAAGGGGATCAGATGAGTCGGTGAGCTTTTTGTTGATCTTTCCATCGGGAGAAATTGTAATAATCCCTTTAATAAACTTTCCGCCATCTGCAAGTGCGATATTAAAATCCTGATTGATTATTTTAGTAACTGGCATATTAAGTCGTGGTTGCCGCTACGTCTCCATCCTGACTCCAAGGAACCCAAATGCAGTAATAATCTATAACGCCCGATTCAATGTTTGCTGCGCCTGCGATAGTCATAATAATATCCTGACCATTGAGAGCATACTCAGGGAAGTTATCTGCTGCCGCTGCCTGTTCACCTAAAATAAGATACGCTCCGACTGTTGCGTTATTGGCGACAAAATCCCCTGCGTTTATATCAAGAGCTGCCTCTGTAGGTAAATAGATAGTCGTAGCACCGGCTATTCCTACTGCATGAGTACCCGAGCCTGCAAGATTGGTTGTACAAATTCCAAATACTCTTGCGCGAACCACACCAGTAACGGTAAAAATAGCACCCCCGTCTAATGTTCCGCCATCATCTCCCCAAGCATTGGTCGTGTCTCCGAGAAAAGTAATAGTCCGTTTGGTAATAAGACCATCAGTAGAAATAGGTACGAAGTTTGCGTCCCTATAGAACGAGGAATCTGATTTCATAGATATATTATATCACAAGTATAGATCAGGAGGAAAGATTAGGATACTGTAGGTTTAATAGCCAATCCAAGCGTGTTAGCGGTTACTGAATATGCCTGCATTTGTATTCTGCCTGACGCTGTAGCTTCCCAATCAGTTATACCAAGACCCAAGAATGGCTCTCCTGTTACAAGAATATGACCTGTCCCAGTTTGTGCCGACAAATTCATACAAGCGGTAACTGCCTGACCATCATTGGTTGAGAAAGCATAAAATCTACAGTCATGAAACTCATTCTCTCTGTCCACACCGCTTGTTCCTGTAATAAGAACGTGAGTTTGTGTTCCCGCAGTATCTGCATGCATTGTAAAAAAACAATCGTCAAATAAATTGCGTTTTGCTCCACCCTCAAGCTCCAAGGTTGTATTTGCAACGCCTCTGGTCATTGTATCGGCTCCTAAAGTACAACCCACAAAAACATTTTCCTCACCGGCATTTATATTAAGTGCTCTCCAAGGTGTAGAGTCAGCTGAGGTAGCATTTGATGTTCCTTTAAAATCAACCCCAATAAAAGAGTTACGGTGACCTGTTACAGATACTGTTTCATCAATATCTTCTGAACTGGTAAATGTAAGAGTTTTAAAAATACAACCGCTCCCGGAAATAACAAGTGATCCTCCTACTCCAAAACCCATGCCTGCTCTAACATTTTGTCTTACAGGTGCTGCATTTCCAATCAAATGAGTACGGCTGTTTGCCCAAGTAATGGCTGTAGTTTCTGCAGTTCTGCCTGTTCCTCCGGTTGGGACTATAACAACCACATCGTGTTGATTAGTGGCTGTTTTATCATAAGCAGCGGAAATTGTTGCTAAAGCATTATTTTGGGAGGTCCCGGAATTGGCGGTATCTGATCCCGCAGTAGCATCAACATAGAAAATATCGCCTACATAAGGCAAGCCAATCATACCCGCCAAATCTTCGGGCATAATCTTGTGTCCAAACGCTAGTGCCGGTATGTAATTTCGTGCTTTTCCCATATTATTCTAATACTCCTGTTCCGTTACAAACTTCGCATGGTGTTTTTCCATTGGCTGTTTTTTCCCCATCACATTCTCCACAAACCCTAATGGTTGATACCTCTTCCGTACTCTTTTTGTTTTTATCTTTAGCCATATTTGTTAAAAAACCCCTCGTAAGGGGTTAATCCTTACGCATCCTGAAATACCTCGTCAATGCGTTAGTCAATTGTCAAATGAACAAAGCCCATCGTTGAATCAGTTGATGCCACTTCCCTACTCCAACCAATCCAAGCTGAGGAAGCGTCTGTCTCAGCCGCCGGTTTAACTGAACCCGCTACTGATGCCGATGGAACTATTCCCGTTACGCCGTTTGAAGTATTTGTGCCGTCGTCAAAGAGTGCCGCACAATCTCCTCCTGACTGAATCCATCCATAGTAGGCGGCAGTCATGGCGTAAAGAGCAATCCCAACTGCTCCACCTGTTTGGGTGGTTGCCGGATACTGAATTACTCCATCATAAGCATTTTTCCTGACTGAAACTTGTGAAGATGTAGTAAGGGCAATTTTGACTGCTCTGTCAACATAGAACTTGCAAGTACCGGTTGTTGAAGTCTGAACATCATGTCTTACGATCTTGAATACCTGCCCAATTCCGGTTGAAGATTCTACAACCAAATCTCCTGATTCAAACTGATTGGCAGTAACTGCTGTCCCACCCAAAGTTACGGGAATCATGGTGTCCCCGATTGCAACTGCCGCCTGAACTACCATTGAGCGGAAGTTAGTGACTTCTGCTGCTTCCTGAAGAAGATTCCCTGTAACTAAAGCCGAAGCACCAGCCTGAACATAGCGGAATTTTCTGCCAAATGGGTCAATATATAACTCCCCCAGTTTGTGCTGTTGTCCTGAACTTTCGTCGTATATGTTTTGTAATATATCTGTCATATTAAACTCCCGTTATTCCGGTTAGCCTCCCATGGCGTTTCGGGTTGAACGTAACTTGATTGCCTAGTAAGTAAATGTGCGCAACCTCACCATATTGGTTGATCGGTCTCAAAAAGCCTGTCCACTGAAATCCGGTGTTCTTAGATGGAGCTTCAGAATAAACTCCCTCAATATCCGCAGTCCCAAGACTTATGGATTCAAGATCAGGATCGTTGAGTCCATACCAGTCAATATAGTTCTCGTTTGCCGCCCAAAGTGTCTGTGCGGTAGACTTCTCATCCGCAATCCAAGGAATACCCCTGAAAGTAAGAGCAACATACCCTGCCGCGCCTTTAAGTTCTGCCGAACGAATAGGAGCCTTTGAAGTCCTAGTCATCATCGGAAGTCCGGTTGATTCGTAAGTTGCCTGTTGTGTAGGAGTCAACAGAGATTCATATAAATCCCAGATCGTCTCATTTGAAACAAAGACTGTCGGACGTTGCCGTGCCGCCGATCCTGCGGATACAGCTGAAATGAGAGTTGCAATTTTTGTTAAAGTTAAAGTTCCACCCGAAGCAGTTCGTGTTCCTTTAAGAGTGGGATAAGTAGTCCTTGAAAGTCCTCCGAGTGTAACGACAGATGTGTTGTCATCTATCAAAGCATCCCAGCCTAAAAATTCTTTGTTTGAATTACCAGTTCCATCCGCATAGAGTATTGTACCGATATCATCAAGTGCGTCCTCTTGGGCAGATTCTGTCTCAACTCGGACTAAGTTAATAACCTCAGCCTCTGTTCTATTGACCGCCTTCTCCATTCCTGGAATCGCGATTGGCATCTCATAACCTCTCGTATCATAAGACATCAAAACTCGGGTATCAACTGTTGCAGTAGAATGGGTGTCCATACCCGAGAAAGAACCACCTAGAGTAGATTTAGTAACTTTAAGAGGGCGATCAAGTGTATGTCCCGACCATTTCTTAGCGTTTGAGATGATTCTAAAGGTAATCCAGTTATCTCCGAGAATAGTATCAAATACCTTGGGAAGGATTGTGTTTTGAGTGATTGTAGTGACGCGATTTCCAAATACCATGTTTTAATAAAAAAGTCCGAAAGCAAAATGCTTCGGACTCTTTTGGTCTCTTGTTAATAGTATATTGACTATAACATATCTTGTCAAGCCCCTACTTTTTTTTAGCCCTCATCTTCATAACATGCTTTTTCATTGCCATCTGAGAAGGTTTACCTGTAGGCCGCCACGAAGAATGCTCAACAGCATTTAATAAATTTCTTTGGGCTAATGCTTTTCTAAGGGAAGTTGACTTTGCCTTCGTTCCGCTAGGCGTGCTAACAGAATATGAATGATCCTTTTTTGAAATTGTTACTGGCATAATTAAACAAACACTCTCATTCTTGGATTTTTTGTATTTTTAATTCCCCTTCTATACATATCCATTCTTATTTCTTCTACGGACTTTGGCATAGTTTCATATCTTTTATCAAACTTAAAAGCCCTGTAGCGTAACGCACGTATAAACTCATCTCTTGACATTCCCCTTATGAATTTCTTTTCATCTTCAAGTAACATTTTGATTACCTCCAAGAATTCCTCTGACTCGGTCTATTATACCCCCACTCTGTTCTTGTTGCCCCCCCTTGCTCCCCTTGTCCTCCCAAACCCTGTTTTGCGGCGTCAACAGTTGCCCTGATATGTTCAAGCATTATCCGCTGAACTTCAGGATCAAGCTGTTTGAAAGCGGGAGACTTAATGAATTGACTGAAATACGCTAAATACTCTTTAGTAGGATTTTGAGGTGGCGGAACATTCTCTCCTGCTTGTATTCTTTGAATCGCTTGCATAGCATCCTGATCTCCGCCTGACTGGCCGATCTTAAGAACCTCGGCCGCGTATTTATCGGGCATAAAGAGAAAGTAAAAAAGTCTAGTCGCAAACTCACGGGGCTTGTCTATGTGCCACTTCTCGGCAAATGACAAAGGATCAATTCTGCCGCCGATCTTAGCCAACTCTACCGCTTCCTGCCTGTCGGAGAGCTTATCCTGCGGTGCCATAGAACCCGCCTGAACGAAAATTTGAACCCCGTCTTCAATTCTATCGGATGAAAAGTTGATAAATGCCCTCTGTCCATCCTCTCCAACGTAACGGCGGATATGTTCCTCTTTCGCGAAAACCTTATAAAGCTGAGTTATGTGATGGAAAACCTTAGTCGCCCCCGTTTCCATAGACTCAACCAAAGTCGTAGTCCTGCCAAGATCGGAACGTTGTGACATAACCTCCTGGCCTAATGTCGGAGATTCGGTCTTTTCTCCTCGTAATGGAGCGTGAGTCCCAAAGATATTATCAATCTCAGCTCGGGCGTCAAGTTTGTCCTGATAAACATAACTCGGAAGAAGTGGGGCCGGAACACGGGCAAAAGCGGTTCGCACATCTCCCTTAACTAAAATGTTTTGTCTTGGATCACCGACATACTTCTCGGCGGCCCCAGCGTCAATCTGCATAGTGTTGAAAATCTTGGCGGCAACCGCCTGATCTGCGTTCTCAACAATCTGACGGCCTCTTTTCTCCAAAACATCCTGCAAAACGGCAGCCTGTTCGGTTAGGGAAGTGTCATCATATACCCATCGCCCAATTCTCAAGAAATTAAAAAGGACATAGGGTTTCTCAGGTTTCTCCAGGAAATTGCTCTTGGATGAATCTTCATAGTTATAATAAGGATTGATTCCATAGTCTAAGAGAAGTTCGTTATACTTCCAGCAAACTCCCTCCCTCTTGATTCCTTTATCGTCTAAGAAGGAAAACCAAATTTCCTTGTAGCCCAACTTGGACCCCATGTTGACTTTTGCGCCCATGCCTTTTCCGACTGTCTCTATTATTTTATCTTTCTTATCGGGGAACTGATACCCTAATTCTTCAACTGTTTTTGATAAGGACTCGGCAATCAAAGGAACATTGTCTGGGTCTTCGGCCGATTCGTCTATGATTATCTTATGCGGTCTGATAAAATTAAGAGCGATGTCCCCTGTGTAAGTATCATTCTCCGTAAGCCTCCCTCCGTTAAAATCCCATGAAGTCTTAACAACTCCTAAGCGATAACCCATAATTAAGTGCCGCGCGACCATCTGAAGATGCCCTTTAAGTAAATTATCCTTAGCGGTTTGCTGTAAGACCTTAGAGTAGTTTGAAGCAAGTTCCCGTGATGCATCTGTATCTTGCGCCTCTATGACTTCGGGAGACGGAAGGCGGGAAACAATATTTGAAGCCAAAGTCTCAACGGAAACGAATATTCGGTTGTCTTTATAAGGAACTTGATAATCATAGAGGGAGTTAGCTCCTACTTCAAAATTTTGGTTAAGGTATCTCTTCTCGTTATCTTCGCGAGTTTTTTTAAGATCAAGTTTTTCGTTCCAGAATTTCTCCCCATCTCCAACGCGTCTTCCGATAATCTCAATAATTCTTTCGGGAGTCAAGGAAAGTGAAAGAGCATCGGCGCGGGATAAAACTTCCTCCCTAAGTTCGGGGTTTGATAAAGTATCGGTTCGGTTTGGTTCCATGTATTGATTATATCACGAATAAAATTACCAAAGAAAGCGATATTTTATACGGCAACGGGTACAAAGAACTTCAAGTGAAGATTTATTTTTAGGAGTTTCCCCCGTATCTATAACAGCAACTACCTCTGATTCATACTGACATAATAATTTTGAACAATTAAAACATCTAAAGTTTCTTTTAGTACCCGTCGCAAAGTTAGCTAAAAAAACAGTAATAAACCTTTCTTCCTCCGTATAGATAGGTTCCAAATCGTCATTTTGATTGTCGTAAAATTTCATAGCGATTTCCAACCACGCTTATTTCTCGCGCGTTCTAAAACCTCTTCTATATTAAGAGCGGGAACAGTCCCGTCCTGAGATACAAAAGCGCTTCCCTTATGCCCTCCAGGGGGAGCCGGAGTCGCAATCCGCCCTTGACCTATGGTCTGTTCCAAAGCTATACGCCAATAAACCATAGCGTGCGCAAAATGGTCTGGCCGTCCTTCTATAGTTTCCCATACAGGTTTCTTAATTCCTTCAGAAGTATCCTTGATAATGCGGTATACATTCTTCCAATGGGTAATATAATCCTCAAGGGCGTTCTCTGTAAGGTTAAATACAACATCTTTGGAGTTAATCTCTGAAACAACCGAATCAATAATTTTGGTACGATCCGACTTGACAACCATTCCGTCCCAACGGATGACATCAAGGGTCTTCTTGTCCGACTGGTAATAATGGATAAAAACTCGTCCAGGATATTTACTTGCCAACTTCTGTGGGGTGTTTGGGTAAGGGTTCGCATCAATTACCATTATAGCACCGAAGTGGTTTCTCAAGCGTTCAATCTCCTCCCAATCTTCGGTTGATCCGATCTGGAAGATTCCGTAGCGGTTTCCTATAACGTAGTGTTTAACAACCCCATTATCAACTCCTATGGCAACGTTTGTACGAGGATTATACCCTGGGGAAAGACATTTAATTATCGCCTCCCGTGTCACAGAAGTATCCTTGGAAACAAAAGGAAGTCCTAAAACAAAATTATGAAAAATATCCTGATCTCCCTGTGATTTTTCTATGATCTGCTCGGCCGAAATCCATGGGACAAACATCTGGGAAATCCAGTAACCTGAGGTATCAGACTTCGTTTTATAAACCCAACGGCCGTTTTTAAGATCGGTCTTAGTCAAGGGTTCGTGGCATTTGGCGCAAATTCTGATTTTACGGTCAAAGTCTATGTTATCGGGAAAAGAAAGATACCAATCGTAAGAACAGTACCTACATTTGACAAACCAATGCTTCTGGTCGGATTTTACCCACAGGGCATCAACTCCGTATCCAGGGATTGAGGGGTTTGAAAAAGCCCACTCCCAGCCAAGTTCGGGCCGTTCACGTTTTGCGTCGTCTAATCTTGACCTGTAAGTTTTTAAGACCTGCTGGTTAGACCGGTCATACTCGTCGTTTATAAGAATATGCGCGGAAATAGAAATCGCCTCAGTCTGCTCAAAAGAACCCCTATAATAGATATATCTATCCCCGACCTGCTTTAGAGCAACTGAATCCACCCCGATCATATCCCTAAGAACTTTATTTCTTGCAATCAGGGGATCAACTTTCGGAACTACGAAGTCTTTAGACATATTGCGTGACGGAAAAGTATGGATGATATTCGCTCCGGCAAACCTTGCGAGATGAAAGGAACGAAGAATCGCCATTGTAGAATACCCAATCTGCGCGCACTTTAAGATAACTTGTTTTGGAGTATTATCAAGATAAGGATCAATCATAAATGAATGATCCTTGAACTCAAAAGGAGAGCCGTTTTCGTTGACGAGGTTGTTTGACAAAATAAAACTTATGCAATTAAAGGAAGCGGCTTGAACGAGATCTAGTTGATTCACTCATAAAGTATACCACGAAGTTTATTAAAAGAGGCTCGGGTTAATTCCCTATCGTATTCTATTTTATCGTGACAGGGATTACAGGCAAGGATTGTCCCCTTAAAGGTATGCTCGCATCGGGGATCTGATCTCTTATAACGATGGGCAAAACCCAGGGCGTTATCAAACCAGCAACCGGGAAAGCGAAGTTCGCATGTCGTGATTCCACGTTTCTCGTACTCAATCTTTAGCTTTCGCCTTTGCTTTGTCCAAATCTCTACCTTTCCCATGTAAAATTAACTCCATATCCCCCATTGTAAACATAACTTCGTTAGAAAATCCATGATTAACAATCGCCTGCTGATGTTTCAATAAGTAATTAAACACCCCCGCTTTTGCTTCTTCTTTGGTTTTAAAACCATTATATAAATAGTTAGGCTTCCACATCTTTAACGGAATAAAATTCCTTCACCTTCCTCCCGCATTTTTCGCATACTTTAATCTCCCACGTCTCATAATAATCATCAAGCGAAACACCTCCGCCTTCTTTGTTAAACTGGTGCATTTGAGTACCATCATTAGGACAAATCATAATTCCTTAACCTCCACCCCTTCTCGCTTCGCCCCGTCTATACAAGTTTGACAGATGTTTAGTTCTTTAATTTGTTCCCCCAAATCCGTATCGTAAATTGTCAGTTGATATTTACCGATAGCCGCCCTACGGTTACAATACTCACAACGGATATTTCTTTTAGAAGAACTAAGTCAAGGGGTGATTGCCAATTTCCCAAAAAAAAATTAAAAAAGGAAAAGGGACTGTACGGAAAAGGTACGGGAGGGCGGGGGAGAGTACCTGCCGGCCAGATGAGACTCTTTCAGGGGTATACCCCCCCTTCTCCAACAACGAGCACACAAATAACAAACAACACTATATATAGATACCTACGCACAGAGAAGCATATATCACCTAAAACTAGCCCCTTACAATGCGATTTAAGCCCTCTTGATTAGGGGTAAGCACATAGTATACCTTATAGTACGAACCGCACTAAGCGTGAGAAACGTAGAAAGAGTGATACAGTAACGAACAGCTACAGCAAGGTCCCATGCGTGAAGTAAGGAATAACACCATAAAGAGCAAAAAGAGAGGGAAAAGAGGCCTATAACAACAGAAGCAAGGGGAGTGAGGCTGTACCATGTCGCACAAGATAGGTAGTACGACATGAGCCGTTTGGAGCGTTAAATCAGGCTGAACTGACGGAATTAAAAGTGCGAAAAAGGGGAATTTTAAGAAATCGTCCCCCGCACACTATAATTCCTACCCTAACATACTAATCCTGCAAGATGATAATGCATTGCAATGGGATACAACGATTAAGAAGAAGAACAAAGAAGCCCGCTTTTTTAACCCCTCGTCTTTGTCCCCTGAGCAGAAAGGGACAAAGTCAGAGATCAAACACGAACAACAGGACCAGCGACCCGATCAGTCTTAAATCCCCGGCGGGCAAGCTCATTAATAACAGCCCAATAATGAACTTGGGCAGATTCAATATTCTTAACATAAACGAGATCATATAAATCACGAAGATAAGAGATTAAACCTTCATACGACCATAAATGAAAGTCTGGCATAGAATATCACCTCCCTTAGCGTCTCATTCTTGCCTTGCGCTTTTGCGACAAAGCAGGATCAAAAACTAAATTAAAAACTAGCAACTAAATTACAAAGAAGCAAGGCAACGTCATCTTCAGTTTTTAAATCTTCCCACGATTCAAAATGGGAAATTCGCTCAACAGTCCAATCCCCACCGATAGTACCATAACCAAGATAACCATCCTCAGCTAACGCGCAATATTTACCAGAATAAACACCGATAGGACCATGGGGCCATTCGGACGCGCCGGAAGCAAAACCCTCTTCTATTTTAAGTAAGCTCATAATTCACCCCCTTTCAAAATAACGAACATACCATATATAACCACAAGCATTAGGGAATGTCAAGTCATATAGTATTTTGCTCATTTGAGGCTAACACAAGGCTACCTAATAAAATGAGGCTGATTTAGACACACAACGTTGCAATTTGAGAGGCATTGGATTAAGAAGTGAGGATAGTAAGCCTAGATTAAAATAATATCCAGACAAGGAAGAAAAATAGAGCCACAACTCCTAAGATGACAAAAACAACGAAAAGCAAATCCTCAAAGCGCATACTCTTCCTTCCCAATCAACTTAGACATAACCGTACCACATATCTCACAAGTAGCACGCAAGGACCGACGCCGACCGTCACGGATTAATTTAATAGTATGATTCCGCCCTTCGCGTTTAGTTTTACAATGCATACAATACATAAAAAACTCAGGCTACGACAGGGTAATCCCAACATGAAGGCATGTCCAAAAGGAGGCGAATCATATGGGAAGAAGGACTCCAATGCCATAGCCTGAGATCAATCATAATTGTTTTAAAAACTCTCTAAAATGACTATTGAAGTCATTCCTGGTTTTTTCGTCTACGCTGAAGAAATTAAACTGCTGAAGTTTAGCTCCGGGCGCAAGATCGCCATGAGTCCACCCGAAAAACTCGGCGAAGCGATCAGCGTAAACCTTCCGAGCCATGTAATCAGGCGCTTCAATCGCATTTTTACCATATAATTTAGTAGCCTCAAGTCCATCAAGATAAGTGAGAGCCACCTTATCAGGCAAGGACACATTCCATCGTTTCTTTGCCACCTTAGAGAGGGTTTTAAGATACAATCCGACACCTTGGGCTTTGAAGAAATTCTCTTGAGGATTAATAACCGTCTTAGGTTTATATCCAGCATCGCGCAAAGCTGGCGCGGCGGCATTATACTTACCAGACAAAATATTATCCACGCCACGTTTCTGCATAGGCGTCGGGCCATAAACTACTCTACCTTTTGGCACAATTTACCTCCATTATATTTTAAGATCGTCTGGTATTTCCGTAGTCATAGGTTCAATTCGGACAGGACTAGATATATTACGATCAATTATTCGCTGTTTCTTCTCAACTTGAGGTCTATTTCTTTGTATTCCTTCCCAGCCCCCCAGGGCCTTAATTACAGTCGGCCGATTGACGCCCAAGCGTTTTGCGATAGTACGGATTGAGGGTTTCCTGTCTTGCGATGCGCCTTCCATCCATTCCCTGATGCCTTGAATTTCAAAATCGGTTAGTTTTCGTTTAAAATTATTATTCATATTATAGGTCGTCTAATCTTAGACTTTAGCCAGTGCCAAAAGCGTACCGGATAATTAAAAGGAAACAACCACCACTCTTCAGTATAAGAATCATCCACTCGCCTAACAAGACGATATCCTAATGGCTCAAGAAAAGCACGTGTGCCATCTTTTAAGTAGAGAGCGTTAATTAAGACTTTGAGCTTCATATTTAATATTCATCTTCACATCTATGTCTACCAGATAGCGCTTCAAAAGCAAGAGAAAATCTCCTCATCCAATCATTAACAAACCACAAAATTCTATCTTGCCATGTTATTTTTACACCCTCACTATCTTTCAATAGTTTTTCTACTATAGGATTAGACTTGGTTATGCTATCTACAACAGCCTCCATAAAAAACTTCTGAGTAATATCATTTATCCTGCTATCAAACTTCATATTTTCTCCAATTCCCCTCTGACTTGATAATCGTCAACCTTGTCAGGATAATTTTTAAAAAAATCAACATTCGGGCGATTCCCTTCAAATGGCTGAAGAAGGTCAGCGAGATGGGCATCGCGCTGTGCTTGGACACGATGGAGCTTGCCAATATTAGCAAACTGGAACTTCCGGCGGGAGGGAATACTTCCATCCTTTTCTTGACGACACGCCTCGCAAGGTATGGTACCGTAGAGGGGGTGAATTTCTGCATAATTTTTACAATTCTTTCGGATACATCGCATTGAGTAATTATATCACTTTAGATCTTCTAGCTTATTTAACTCTTGCTCCAATTTATGTTTTAATTCTTCTAACTAGTTTTTCTTCTAGATCACGCAAAGCAGCTCGCCAAACTATTCTCATCAACTTAAAATCTTTCTTTCCTGTTGCATTTGCAACTACTTCAAGGCGATCATAGGCTTTCTGTCCTATTTGTTTGAGTTTCCATTCTTTGTATTCAGCCCTATGTTCTGTAAAATATTTATGACAGCCTATACATAATACATCTACATTTTCTTCGTCATAGCGTGTTGACCACTTTCTTCGGGAATGAAAATGACTAGCTTGTAATCCAGTTATGCCTTTTTCTCCTATTCCTCTCCTTCCGCATCTTGCACATTTTTTGGCTTTCAAGCGAATGTAGGTACTGAAATCTACATCTGATTTATCCCGTTTAATTTGACTCCAACTCATGGGTTTTGACTAGAATCTAGCAAAGAATCTAATAATTCCCAGAAAGGCCTTAATATAGTTTTGATAAGTCGGATCATGCCTTATTTATTTTCATCATTCCTAAAAATAACTATCATTAAAGGTTTTATGTAGCCAACTTTTCCATTTTTAATTTCCTCAAAAGTTCCATTTTCATGTCCAAAATTAAAACCTCTTTTCGGTTTTTCTAAAAATCTCACTTCACATCTAGGATTATTATAAATATATTTGTGAAAATATCTTGTATGAGTAGAAGCGGGAAGAAGCATAACTGTTATGCACTTGCTTTCAAATGCCTTCTTTACAAAATCTCCAATATGCATATCAAACATAGGGTGGCAATAAGCTACTTCTCCTGTCCATTCTTTATCAAGACAAGAATTTTCTTTCGTATAGTATTTTGGGAGTAAAGCATTATTATCAGAGGCACAGGCATCAAGCGTAAAAGGAAATTCATTTTTAAGATTCTTCCAAATATCCAATGGCGTTCTAATAAATCTATAACTTTTAGATGTCATAAAACTTAAAGTATTTTTAGCAATCACTCTTTTCATACCTTATTTATTTTTTAATGAGTTTAGATGATTACTTAAACTCTCAGCCAATTCTTCAAGAACTTTAAGATCGTGTTTGTCCGCAAATGAAATGTTTTTAGGATTTGCTCTTGCCCATGTATAACCAAATACTTGAAGGAAGTAATTTTTAATTGTTTGCTTCTCTATCCCCTTAGTATCAGATTTCATAGTTGTCTTATTTCCAGTTGCAGTTGCAGTTGTAAACTTAGTTGTCATATTTAGTATTTATTTAGAGATTAGCCTTTTCCAATTATCGCCAATCTTTTTCTTATAACTTCTACAAAAAGGGCAGTTTACATTACTTTTGCCATCATGTGCTTGAAGTTGATGTTTCAAATATTGTGCTTCTGTTTTATTTAATTGATACATGCTCATCTCTCCTTTCTGTTTTAACTTAGGGATTAATAAACTCTAGTTGGGCGGATAAGTAGCACTTTAGATACTAAACTTTTTATCGTTCATATCGCCATATCCGACCAATACAATCTACTAATTTTTAATGTCCTTGATTACCTCTTTGTAGGATTGAGAACCTGATTCAGGGCTATACGCCTCAACCCTACAAACAAATAACTAATGTCCTAAATTTCCGATAGAAACAAACCCCAAAAACCATACAGCCATAATTATCATGCCTAAGATGAGCCAAATTAAATCTTTCATTTAATAAAAGCAGTATTGCCCCGATATTCAATAGCTTTATCGGCAAGCTGTGTAGTCCCAACCTTCCCCTCCGGCTTCCAAGCAAAATACCCCAGTAAATAATCTTGCGCCCTGCCATGAAGATCGTGGAAGCGCCGGAACGCCTCAGCCGCGTGCCAGTTTGGGATAATCATATACTCCCCGTTGTATTCAACCTGAATCCGATGGCCTTTATGATTTCGGTCCGGAACAGCAACATAAAGCCCTTCTTTGCCAATAACACGGCCGTCTATTAAGCGTTTGATTTTATAAACAACGGGTTTTTTCATTTTTTAGACTTAGTAAATCTAACATTGTAAGTTATCCATGTGGCTAATCTTTTCCATTTAAGAAATCTAGATATTCTAAGCAAAACATGAGCAAGTAAAATTCTTTTGTTCATTCGTCCTTCTTAACTTTATTTAATCTCCCTGCTAAACTAAAATCTTCCTCTTTCTCCTTACTTATCCTATCCTGATCCGGGGTAGGAACATCAACTATCGTACCAACTCCCTCTCCTGACGATAAATCCGGCGGCTTACCCCTAAAGGGTAGGAAAATTATATCTCCGTCCTCTAATGCCAATATTCCGATAAGCTTCATTCTATTTTAGGTTTTGTTATATTTTGTTTGGGAAACATCTCGGGATGAAGAACAAAATTATTGAGAACTCCCACTAAAGACTGCGCAAGAGGCGGCTCAGCTAGCGAACCTATTGTAGTAAACGTCCTCCAGACTGAGGTAATATGATAAACCATACCGCCGGTAGCCCACTTCTCGGGGATCGTCAGTTCATCCCAAGCCTTGTTGAACTCAAGGATAGCCTTGCTGACCTCAATCATGGCCTGTGAAGCCTTCTCTACGCGATCTACGTTAAAGTTATTGAGCATTCTTTATCTCCTTCAACTCCAAACCAATAAGAGCATCGGTCGTGAGGATAGAAGTAGCAACAGCGATCGCATTCTCAAGAGCAAGACGTACAACCTTGGCAGGATCAATGATGCCCGCCTCTAGCAAATCCAGCATCCTTCTGGAATTAACCTCGTAGCCATAGTTAGAATTAGGGTTAAGTATTATCTGATCTATTTTGCCAGTAATACGTTCCTCTTTCTCCCCCGAATTAAGCATCAACTTTCGGACAGGTTGTTCAAGAACATGACGTAGTAATTTTTCTCCTTGACTCCCACCATGCAGCACTTCACTCATTCGCAAGAACACCGTACCCCCTCCTGGCACAATTCCCTCTTCACGAGCCGCAGTAGCCGCCCCCACCGCATCCTTGACGCGCTCAAGCTTCTCCCGCATATCAATCTCGGTTTTAGCCCCGACTTTAATAACTCCAATTCCTGTTGAAATACGAGCCAAGCGTTCCTCTATCTTCTCTTTCTCAAACTTAGACTTCTCAGAATCCTTCTGCGCCCGGAGTTCGGCAATTCTTGCTTCAACTATCTTCTTGTCCCCCTTGCCGCCGATGATAACAGTAGTCTCGCGCGAGGACATAACCTTGTCTGCATGACCGATCCAAGTATCATCTTTGGTAATGTCAACCGCTGTCTTGTCAGACAGAATCTTTGCCCCTGTAAGAACAGCGATGTCAGAAAGGTAGTTAGTCTTATTATCCCCGATCCCCGGCGCTGACACTGCAAGAGCGTTGATATTCCCTTTCATTTTATTGGCAGCGATTGTAGCCAAAGCATCCCCTGAAAATTCCTCAGCGATTATAAACATATCTTTAGAGTATTTTGCCATGTTTTCAAGGATCGGAACGATCTCGGTGTTAAGACTGATTTTTTTATCAACAACCGCGATGATCGGTTTTTCTATAACAGCCTCCATTCTTTGAGGGTTCGTGACAAAATAAGGAGAAGCGTACCCCTTGTCAAACTCCATCCCCTCGGTAAACTCAATCTCGGTGTCTATACTTTTACCCTCGTCAACAGTAACCAAACCGTCCTTACCTACCTTCTCCACAGCCTCAGCAACAAGCTTTCCGATAGCAATATCAGCCGAGGAGATAAACGCTACTCGTGCAATATCCTCGCTGTTCTTTACGGGCTTTGCAATTTTCTTGAGTTCTTCTAGCAAGGCTGGTAAAGCCTCGTATATCTCGTTGCGTAAAGTCATCGGGTTAACCCCGCTCTTGGTCAACTCCATACCCCCTTTTACCAACTCATGAGCCAAGAGTATTGAAGTAGTCGTCCCGTCCCCAGCCTCCTCATTTGTCTTGGCCGCCGCCTCCCGGACTAAGGCCACCCCGATAGCCATAAAAGGATCTTCGGTATCAACCTCTCGGGCAACTGTAACCCCATCGTGAACGACAATAGGAAGCCCCCACTGGCGCATGATGGCAACGTTCCGGCCTTTGGGACCCAACGTGGTCGTGACAGCGTCAGCAAGAAGTTCTACCCCTTCGGCAAGCTTGAGGCGTGCGTCCTCTCTGAATGATATGACTTTCTTAAAGTTTGGATTCATATAGTTGCTTCTTTATATAATTTACTAATTTTTTTCAAGCTCAATGTTCCACCGCTTGCCTGTTTATCCTTTAACTTATTATAAGTTGTTCTTGATAGACCGCCTATAACTGGTTGCTTGGGTACTTTTATCCAAACTTCTTTGAGTAACAATTCGGTAGTTCCGGTAATCTTCCCTTTTTCATCAGCTACCAAAACTGTTACCTTACCATCTACAATGTATAAATCTTCGTAAATAACTTTCATTTTAACACAGCTAAAATATCCTGAAAACCTACGAACATAATCTCCTTTGCGTCAATCCAAAACTTGAACTCCCCGAACTTCCGGTACGCAACGATACTCCCAAATTTAAAAGGAACAGGAAGCTTTCCCGACCCTATGGCAATAACCTCTCCTGTCTCTGGCATATTCTTCTCAACCACTTCAATAGTCCCCTTTGTAATAGAGGGTAGAGTTGTAGGTTTAAGCGCGACAATTTTGTTTGATGGTTGAATTTTCACTTTCTTCTCCTTCTACTTAATTGCTGACTAACTCTTATAATAAACCTAGACAGACTATACATCTGAACTTTTGTAAGTAAAATAGCTACTCCCGAAGATTGAACCTTCAACACTTGATCGTCCCAACCAAAAGAAGCGTTTTTAAGTTCCTTTACTATCATACCGCCTCCCCTTTATCAAGTGCCTGCATATAACGGCGTGCCGCTTCTCGGAAGAAATCCGAACGGGAACGGTTCGTTGCCTCCGCCCACTTGTCTATTTCCTCCAAGAGTTCCGGCCGGATACTAACATTAATTATAAAAGTATTGCCTCTTTTTTTCATATAGTCCTTTCTATCTTATCAATCGCCTCAGAAATTATCTTCGTCTGTTTAAAATTCCAGCCACAGTGGCATAAATCATCAAAATTGATCCCCTTAGCCTTATGACAATCTTTGCATTGATAAATCTTGGGCAGGGAAGGATTGCTTACTTGTGATCCCCAAGTGGAAAGCTCCATGTACAAATCGGAACTTGAAAGAGATCTTGCCTGAGAAATCAATTCCGACTGGTTTTCCTCCGTCAAGTAGGGTGCGACCATGATAAGCTTTGAAACCGGCACGTCTACTAACTCCTGCCACTTGGGGAAAACTGTGACCATCTTGATAGCATGATAAACGGATGACTTCTTAAATGAAAACTCCGGATCGGAATAGAAAGCCTCAAAAGAAGCGTATTCCCCTTTCCATAATTCGTTATCGTGGATCTCTTTCATAATCTCGCCAAGTTTGCAGAAATGCTCGGTAGCAGATTGAGAAAGTCCTTTTAACTGCTGACGCAAGGTAAACAATCTCTCCCCGGATGTAACAGCACTATCCATTTTCCTCCTCTATCGGTGGTATGTCATCCGCCGTTGGTGGCAATGGTATCCCATCAGATGTCTTTCTAAACTCCGGCATACGATGCCACACTTCAAAGTCGTGAAAGCTTTTGCCCTTTCTCTTTTCAGAGGGTTTAAGTCCCAGATAGACGATTTTAACTTCTTCCCCTACCTCTAAATTCTTAAGCCTAACATCTAAGACCGTAGACCCCCAAACTCCAATAACGCTTCCATCGGCAGTTTTAAAGTTATAGACGATTGAATCATTTTCACCGATATGTTCATCCTTTGAAAGGTAAATCCCAATAAACTCAGTGTCTTTTCCCTCTTCTTTATAATTCCAAATGTTGCCAACTTCAATTTTACGCCATGTATTTTCAGCCATAATTCACCCCCTAACTAAACTTAGTATTATTTTTTCGTTTAGTTTTGTTCCTTCTATAAATATTATTTCCCACCCATATTTGCTGAATGATTTTTCCCTTTTCTTTTGCTTTTTTACTCATCTCTTTTTTCCATTCCTCCGAATGTTTTACCCCTGCCTTAAACCATCCTTTGTTTATCCCTTTTCTAGGTGTCCCTTTAGGCATAGTTTTCCCCCTCGTACCCTACTTGTTTAATTAAATCCTCGTTCATCCATTCCCAAAGTGCTTTACAATTAAGAAAAACATCAAACCGGGGATTGACAGTCGCAAATTTATACTCCCCATCCTCCTTCAAAAGAAGAACCCCAATCTTGGGCGCTATCCCACCTAGCGCTTTCTGATAAGCGGAAAGCTGAAGCGTAGACTCTAAATAAATATCCTTACCGGTTTTAGCATCTATAAGGTAATCTCCCCCATTAACTCGCACCAAAAGATCAAGCGTCCCCGCATATTTGTAATCTTCATTGATAACTGTTTTCTCATTTTCTACAATTTCAATCTTATTGCCTCCAACCCAAGAATAGAAAGCGTTTGCGTATCCTTTAAGATGTTCAGGGACAGTATCAATAACCGCCCCCGTTTTTTTATAAGCTTCTATTAATGAATGAATAGTCTTACCTCGTTCCTGAGCTTTACCAGTAGTCTTGTATGGAGCAGAAAGAGCCTCTTGGCGAGATAAGTTTGGATTGATAATCATAGCGTTGTAAACTTGATCCCCGTACCAATATCTCAATGCGGGTTTGTCCAAAATCTTCAAGACATTTGTAACGCTTACGTAAGGTTTTTCGTTTATCCAGTAAAATTCGCCCCGGCGTTCATTTTTTTTATCTTGTTTATCTTTCATGATTTTATCTCCAATCGTTCAACCGCGCGTTCAATTTCAATGATTTTAGAGAAAATAGCTTGTAAAACAGTCATCTGCGCTCGGAAGTAGGCGCCACGAGTAACGTCTCTGTCTTTATTGGAAATTTTGATCATATTGTTTATGGAGTCAAGGATGATGGTATCCCCGTGGGATATTGCAGAAGATTTTCGGCTCTTAAGGCTCATATATATTTTTGTGCTGAGCGTTCTATTTCAGCCTAGCTTCTAGATATCATGTATAGGCATTTGAACTACTCTTACGAGAAAGTGCTTTAAACTTTATCTCTCATTATCCATAAGTAAAGCATAAAACTTAGGGAATGTCAAGGGTTTATAGTATTTTGGTCGGATTTATAAACTCTCCGCATTCTCCCATTTCTTAACTAGCTTATGTGCTTGTAATAGCTTCGGATTAAGATAATTCTTCATAGCCGGCGAACCGTTTTTATATTGATCCTCAAGAGTTGCCAGCTTGATGCCTGCTGTAAGTAATTGAGCCTTAATGTAGTTGGGATGATATTTTTTAGGTTGTATCATGTTGCCACGTTAAAACTTACTTAATAAAGCCTTTTGGGAACCCCATTCATCCATCTCCAATCTATTTACCGCATCAAGGATCACCCTCCTGTCCTAGTTTTAACCAATAGGACTTGGTAGGTTTTTGATGTTATGCGTCTAAATGAGTTGTCAATGGACTCGGCTAGTGATTTTTTATTCGCAAACTACAAGTAGAAAAATCCGGCCGCCGAGCGGTCTGCTATCAAAAAACACCTAGCGAATACCCCACGCACGGTGGTGCCTAGAGTATCGGCTAGCTGTTCTTAAGTAATCCATAAAAAAAGTTCTAATCTTTCACCTGCGAAGCTAAAACAGCTCTTGCGAAGTGTTGACTCCGCATGTAAAAAACTAGAACTTAAACTGTTTCATTACTCCCCTTCGCTAGGAGTGCCGGAATTTCACCGGAGCATGGTAATTAAAATATAGTTTATTAAAACCAAGATGTCAAGTGGCAAACGTCAAGGCCGATAATCCCGCGCACATCTCGCAGAACTTAAGACTAATTACCCCATTGTCTAATGCCTTAGACATAGAAACACCCTGACCTTTCATTAACTGTCCGCATCTTTGGCAGTAAAAAGTACCGATTTTGGCTAAGTTCCGGTTAAACCAATAAGCGTACGAGTTTTGTTTCACACAAATGCCTGCCCGCTTTTAATGTTTCACAAAGCAAATCAAATGTCAAGTTCCACTATTTGCCTGCCATAAACTTTCTCCCAAGATCAATAACTGACGTATATCCAGTTCCAATGGCTACGCCCCAAGCAATCTCAATATTAACTCCACCCTGTAGGGCAGTTAGAAAAGCAATAATTGTTGGAATAAGTACGAAACGGAAAATGTTAATTCCCCATTTTTTAAGATCATTTTGATTTAATGAATATTTTTTACTCATTTTTTACCTCCTCTCTTTTGAAAAATTTGAATAATTTATTGAATAAGTTCTTATCTTTGCTTTTAACGATGACTGTTTTATCTTCTATGTTTTCCTTCATGTCCCGTACTTCATCGGTCATAACTTTTACATCTGCTTGGACTAAGGTGCGTGCCGTATCTTGATGCTGCTGATTCTGAATAATAATCTCTTTAAGGGCCTGGACACTAGCCTGTAAATCTTCAAGTATCTCCCTGTCCGCAAATAATAGATCAACTGCCTTCTGGATTTCATCAGTACGTCTTACTACTTTCTTAACCTCATCTTCTAACTTGGAAACTTTAACAATTAGAGTTACTGTTTCATCTTTACTCATAAATTAGGACAATGCTATCGTGGCTTTCTCTATTTTTCCTTGAAGTTCTATAATTTTCTTTGCCTTATCAGATATTTCCTTATCGGAAGTCTTCTTATATGTCTCAAATTCGCTTAATAATGCCGTGTATTTGGCCTTATAATCCTCAGATGGGGTAGGTGGCGGTGGTGGCGGTGTCGGGGTAGAAATAGCAAGTTTTGGGTCAGGATAACCGTCCCACCTGTCATTTACTATCCTGTCTCGTAGAGTGTCTCCACCCGTATCCCAATTACTTCCAGGACATGCCGTTGCCATAAAGTTTTTATGTCCCTTAATATCATCCCAAGAGTCAAGTTTTGGATATTGGGGCATGTTGGTAATAAAGTGTTTTGCGAGAAGATGAGAGGAGTGAACTTGTATCGCAGTTGGGAGTTCTTTTGTAAAGTCTCCTACAAAACAAGCAGAAAACATAATATCGTTTTTGTTTAATACAGCACTACCTCCGTGTGATAAATCCCCTACATAAGCAACAGTTCCATCAGAGCAGATTATAAAACGGTAACCTACTCCTCCCCAACCTTGATTTATATGAAGATTGGCAATCGTATCACATTCCTTCTTCCAATTACCGTCAACTTTAGCTGTTTGCTTAGTAACGGAATGATGAAAGGTAAAATAAATTATATTATTGGCATTAATAGTTGGACCCCAATTATAGGAATCTCCAGGTATGGGATCACGATAATCCTGGAATTTTGATCCAAGTGATGGTATTGCTACACTTACTGGCATACGTTAATTATATCACTTCATTTTATAAGGCACTAATATATACCCCGCAGGCAAAATTCCCCCATCTGGAAAATTAGGATGAGCCTTTTTATCAATGAATATCCGTCCTTCTGTGTCATTTATCGGTTCTACCCATCCCTTAAAAAAGGTTTGTCTATTGGTTAAATACATCATGTCAAGGCGTTCCTTATTATTCATTATTTTCTTCGGGAAGCCTGACTAAAACATTCTTCCCCCACACCATGACATGAGTACCTTGATTGGTGCTTCTGACAACAAATTGTTCTTCTCCTGGCATTATTTTTTGTATATACCATATTCTGCCTTCTTGTGTTTCAAATTCAAATAGCCTTCTTAAATCTGGCTGATTAGGGAAAGCCATCTTTTTAAATCTCTCAAACGATTGAAATTTATTCTCCTCTCCCGCAATTCTTAAATTATGCTCTCTTGAAGATAAAACTTCCTGTCTTTCCGCTTCAGGTAAGTCGTAAAAATTGGGCTGTTCAACCATCTTATTTTAGAGCTTGCGTAATCGCTATTACCGCTAAAATTCCTATCACATTTATAGCACCCACTATTTTAACTTGCGTTGATAGCCCGCTTACCTGAGTAGATAAACCAATTATTTGTTCTTTTAAATGCGGGAGTTCATTTTCCTTAATTGCCTTCATATCCTCTTTAAGAGATGCTACATCAGCCTGAAGTTCCTTTATTTGATATTTAGAAAGATCATTCTTCATATTATTGTCCTCGTTCGCCTAAGTTTCGTAGTCGCTGGATCAGGGCTTTTAAAATAATCTCTGCCTCCCCTGGGGCGGACTTCTGAAGTTGTTGTACCCCTCCCTCTGACATGTTCTGAAGCGGCTGAAGGCCTTGATTTCCTCCTTGCGTCATTATTTGTTGAGGAGTTTGAGCTTGAGGATTAAGGTTGGCCTGACCCGTAGGCAAGCCAGCCGTAGAGGGCTGTGCGCCCATTCTCCGCCTGAAAGCCTCAGTGATTGCCGATGTGTCTAAACCATTAGGTGGCATGATTAAATTATATCATATACTCGGTAGCTGTTCGTAAGCCCTGATAAGTAATATTATATAAGCAATCCAAGCGATAACAACAAACCAGTCTCTTATGTTTTTTTTCATACTACTGGCTTAACTCCTTTAAAAATTTAGATTTATTAAACGTTTCTCCTCCTCCCAAGTCCTTTAAAAACTCAGATTTATTGAATTTTAAACTACCTCCGTTACCCTTTGTTTTACCTTCTTCTGGTGGAAAAAACAAGCCCTTAAGTGCGGGACCGACTATAGGGACATCTCTGATTACCTGCTTGCCAATAGGGGCGGTTCTTGATTTAACCTCTTCCATACCCTCTTTAGTTTTCCTATCCTTAGTTAACTCCGCAAGGGCATATATATAGTCTACCCCCATAGACAGGCTTGGTCCTGCCAAAAGACTATACACTCCAAGCTTTCCATACTGAGTAGCTTTTATAGTATCGGTAAAAACATGACCATACCATAAGTAGTTTTCAAATGCCCTAGCGAATCCTTCCTTGTCTCTCTTGCGCCCACTAATGACTGCGTAAAGATCATTCATTATCTCCCCAATTATTTGATATCCTATCCCAGCTGCTAATAATACTCCTATAACAAAAGCAAAATTTTTATGCTTAGTCTCTTCGTAAACAATTTTTCCCAATTCAGTGCTATTCTTGGAGTTAAGAAACATAAAGCTTTTCCATTGAAAAAGAAGCTTGAGAGCAGGATGAGATTTAAAACCATACGGCAGTTCTTCTATTTGATACGAAAATTGCGTATGGTCATTTAGATATTGTGACGCATCTATTAAGTCTTGTTTGGATAGCTCACCATTCGTAAGGGATTTTGTGATATCTATTCCAATTCTATCAAATACTCTCCTTGCTGGTTTATCGGCAGGGTTTCTCTGTAGATCGCTAAAATAATTTTGCGCCCAATCCCTTGCGGTATTGGCGGTAAAAATTCTGTTTAAGTCTTCTACCGGGGAGAATCTAATTAAACGCAGAAATCTTCTAACTATATCTGCTGGTCCTCCTGTTTCCTGTATAAATTGTTTCTTTGAACTATCTAATAGCACACCCGTTCTTGTCGCCCACTCTTTTTCTCTTTGGGTAGCTCTAGAACCAAGAGCTGATTTTAATATATACGGGTTCCAACCTTTAGGACCTGTCCAAATTAAAGTTTGAAGTCTTTGAGTAAGGTTGGCAAGGGTAGTCATAGGAGTAAATTTTGTAATAACCTGAATAGCCCCAACTAGGTTTGCAAGATCTGCCCACGCATCCGCACTTACTGTTTTCCCAAGAGCTAAATCTAAACTTGCAAGAACCTGTTTAGCGTCTCCTCCTTCAACAGCTATTTGGTTAACTAATCCGTATGCCTTTTCATCTGCCATTCCCAAAAACTCCGCATCCGCAATTCTGTGCCAAGCGCTGTCAAGATACGTGGGGATTACTTTACGTGGATCTCGTTCATAGATAGGAAAATCAACCTTTCTTGGTTTTTCTAAGTTGCCGTACCTGCGGGCAACTTTTCTTAAGACAACCTGATTATACATTGACTCCGCTTCCGTTATTGTCTGAGCTTTGCCCATCTGAACTACTTTAACAAGAGCGTCTTTTCTGGCTCGCGCGCTTTTAATAATCTCCTCCGGGACAAAATGAGGGAAGTAGTTGCTTCTAAATTTAATATCAAGCCCTAGCCTCTTGGCAATAGCAAAGACTTTAGTTTTTTCTCTCCCCCATACTTCAACAGCATTCTTTAAAGCAGGAGTATCAGGAGTTAATCCATCTTCTATAACAGAAACGAACTTTTTAATATCTTCGTCCGAAAGCTTATTGAGGACAGGCTCTATGTCAGCGATAGCATTACCTGCGTAAGAATCTCCTTTGTGTCTAGCATCCAAAAGCATCTTAGATAATTTCTTCCCTGGCTCTCCCTGTTTTTCCATATAGTCTCTAATTGAATTAGTGATCAATGATCTCATTGTATTCGCTATTGATCTCTCATATTCCTTTCCCATCGCTACATCAATCCCCTCTGCAGTTGCCTTGCTTATTAACCTTGATATTTCATTAGCAAGTTGGACAGGTGTTGCTCCTGGCCCTAGTCTTTTGCCGAGACTCTTGGCTAGCTTACGAATACTTCTGATTTCCTGTTCCTTAACAATTCTCTTTTCTTTTTCGGCTTGCCGGATTAGTCTTTCGGCAACTCTCTCTTTTGTTCTAGCTGTAGCCTCTGCAAGAAAAACCCGTGGTTCTTCTGCACCTTCAAGAAAAGACGCAATCTCTTTCTTGACGGACTCAACACTTCGTAAGGTTTTAAACTTCTCCCCCATTGCTAAGTTTGAGACTACAATTTCTTTTCTATTCTGGGCTGAAAGCGGGCTAATATTACGGACTACCTCCATGCCCTCCTTAGATAAGCGAGCTATCCTTCCTTCAAGTTCGTCTAAATAAACGTTCTCCAATCCAGCCTTAGAACTACGCGAGGATGGTTCATTGTTAAAAAATACAAACTTAACCCCTCTATTATTCAAAGCTTCAATCTTGGTCAGTAAATCCTTGAAGCCCTCTGCTTTTTCCATACTTGAACCTACTCCATAACCTGATGACCAAATATAGGGCGGGTCAATCCAGAGAAAATCCGAAGGTGTTCCATTTTTAATATAATAGTCTAATTTCTTTAAACCATCTTCTGTTGTAATTTTGACGTCTTTGAAAGTCTTTGAAAAGTTAGGGACAGCCTCTTCTAACGCACGAAACTTATCAACTGAAATATCCGTTTTAACTCTCCCCGCGACTTTATCAACTAAGTTAGCCCCCGCCATAAAATCTTTATTATTCTTAAGCTCGGGATGAGTATAAACAAAGTCGGACAACCAGTCCGATTCGGGATTTCTAAGATAATAATTCTTGATGGCCTTAACATACTTTAAAACCTCATCGGGACTCTTAATTGATTGTTGAATAGAATTGACTACCGCTGAATCAAGTTCGTTATAGGTAATTTTTGCATTAGGAAATATCTTCTTGGATAGGCTTGAAAGTAAGCCCGATCCTCCAAAGACATCCTCAACGTTAGTAATGTCTTTAAGATGGGCTACGTCCTTATCGGTTAAACTCCCGATATTGTTTTTCTGAATACCCAATGTGTTAAAGACATATCCCACCATCCCTCTTTTGTTGCCTAATCTTAAAAGTGGTATATTTGTCCTTACCCATTCCTTATTTTGAGTACCTCTAAGGGTATATCTGGACTTGGGCAAGAAAAATTCCCCCTCTATTGAAGATAGACTCTCGTCTACTTTTGATACTAGGAATTTTTCCTTTGGAGTAATAGGTTTACCAATTTTCTCATCAATATTAAATGTCAAATCTTCCAACGCTCCCAGACTATCGCCCACCTCAGTATCATTCTTGAGAGATTGAAATAAGGCATAGTCCTGTTTATAATTACCAGATGACCCGACTATATTTCTGATTTGTCTATTAGCCCAAGCTCTAAGTTTAGGCAATTGTTCGGGTGACGAAGTTTCTATTTGGTCACTTAGGCTTTTTAACTTATCCACATATTCTTCTTGTGTTTGAGATTCTCCAACAAAACGATCAAGCTTTTCTTCATAATTTTCTTTAGTTAAGGATTTAATCGTTACTTTAGCTTCGGGGGGTGCTTTGGAAACTTCTGCTTCCTTCCTTGTCGGTGGTTTGCCGAAAAACAAGAACTCAACTGCCTCCTTGATATTCTCGTCCGTTGTATCAGGGATCTTCAGCTCCTGTTCGGGATTCATAAAGGAAGCAGGAATCAGATATCCCTTCTTTTCGCCTAGCATTTTAGCCTCATCAGCCCGGGGTAGATAAAAACCTTCTACGTCTCCTGCTGGCCAAGCTGTCTCAACGATAACATATCGCTTCCCCTGTGGTCCTAAATCCTGTTCGTAAACTTCCCCTTCTAGAAATTCCCCTGTTCCTTTCCTCGCACTGCGGAGAAGATCGGCATTATCAGAAATAACTCTTGTAGTACTAGGTTGAATTTTAAGCTCTTTCTTTAGTGGTGCTTTTGCGATTGGTTGTTTCATAAGAGAAGATTTATCAATAACAAAAACATGATCCCCTTGTTCTCCTCCTCTTAACACTAAGGCATCATACCCAGCATCCCTGAGGGCCTTACTCATAATTAAATCCATAGAGGCATCAAACTTATTAGCTTGGCTTTCGTTTAATACTGTTTTGGCAGTGTTATACTCTATCCCCGCATCGTAAAGAGCATTCATTAACTCTATATCTACTTGATTCTCAGATAACGCTTCTCCTACGTTAATTTTCCCATACAGAGAATTGCCGATATCTACATATTTTTTTGGTATAAAGCTTTCGTACCCACTATTAATAATTGAAAACGAGCCATCCTCTAAAATAGCATCTTCAATAACCAAAGGTTTCTTAACAGATACATTAAATTTATATTCCGTTTGACCTGCAATTCCCTCAGCTCCCTTAATAGCATTGAGCCCTTTTTCATCAGATACCCATGTACCACCTCTAGTGGCAAAAGTGGTCTTATTGGGTTCGTTTGCCAATCTAATCAAAGTTGTCGGTATTTTCCCAATCGGCTGTTGTGCGATGGGCTTAGGTTCTAGTTGAGCCGAAGGAGTCTTAACGGGAACAATTTCCTTCCCAGTCTTGGCTTCCTTCCTCCAAAGTGATGATACCCAATTTCTTAATCCTGTAATATCTAATCCCGATGGTGGTTCGGCTGAAGTAACAACCTTAAAATCTTTTATAAACTGATCAAACTTGACGGGATCTCCTCCTTTGTCCGGATGGAGACTTTTAACTGTGTTGTTAAATTTAGAACGTAAAGCGGTGGGATTATCTTTTAAGCCAAATCCGTACTCAGAGAGTCTTGTACGGGCAGCTCCAAGTTCGGTAGAAGGAACCCCCTTTAATGGACTAGGGCGGATAGTTCCAAAGGCAAACCCGATAACGCCAGCTGTGGCAAGAGTCCGAGGGTCTTGTTCTTCTCCTTTTAGACCAGAAATCCCCGCTTGAATACCTGTAAGTAAACCCGCCATCTTTGTTCCCGATTTAACAAGTTGTCCAACCGTTTTCGCTACTACAGGTGCTCCTGCGCCAAGCGGAGCATAAGCTCCAAACGTAGTACCTAATCCTTCTTCAATAGCAACACCTAATCTCTTTCGGGCTTCCTTGCCAGCCTTATCTTCGCCAAAAAACTCTTTAATAGGGATAGCTTCTCTGGGTTTCTTCTCCGGCCCGAGAAATCGTTCAAATCCCGGGCGTTCATAGGCGGGCTTAACGATCTTCCCTTCCCCTCTTTTAAAAGGGCTAGGTAACTCGCCAACTTTTTTGATTACCTCTCTAGTAGGTTGAACAAAAAGCTTTTCGGTAATCTCCTTAGCTTGTCTTTCAAATTCTTTCTGCTTCCTTCGGGCTTCTTCTTTCTTGCGACGTTTCTCTTGGTTAGTTTCAAATAAATCCTTACTTATCTGAAATAAGTTGATTCCTTGAGGTTGAAAAAGGTTTCTGAATAACTCCATACCATATTAGTCAAATGGATTCCACCAATCCCCTTGTTTTTTTGGTGTGTACTCTGATAATACAGGAAAATCTTCCGGAACAAATCCTTCGGACAGGATATAAGCTTCTATATCTTCCCTGGTTTTATTTGCCTTTATTGCTCTTATAATATTTTCTTCTACAACCCGACGCTTGCGTTCCGCTGCTTCCGTTGGAGCTTTTGGAGCTATTGGTGGTTCTTTCCATCTTTGCTGTACTGACTGTGGTTCTTTCGGTTTTCCATACTGACCTGCTGTCGGCCCCTTCATGTACTCTTCTTCTATTTCATAAGGTTCAATGATCTGTCCATACTTAGGTCCCAACTCATAATACGGCACGCCCTCCATAGCATCTTTTCTTAACGCTATTCGTGCCCTATTTTTCTCCCTTTCGTCTTCCGTTCCAACCGACTCAGTTTTACCGTATTGCTTTGTTTTTGTCGTTAAATACTGGTCTATCTTATTTAACGGATAGCCTTTCGCCACCATAGCGTTTCTGAATTTATTTAGTTTTACTGGATCTAGTTCTGCCATAATTTATTTTATAAATAGCCTAGTTTTCTGGCTGTATTATGCCAAGGTTTCCATCCTTGTCCTCTCCACATATCGGCAGCATATTTAGTATTAAATTCAGGGTCAAACAATTGTTCTTTTTTCGGCCTTCCTGGTAGTCCCCGAATTTGGAATAAACCATAAGATGGCGCGTAAACCCCGTTTATAGGATAATCATCTCCCACCGCATCCGATCTCCCTCCCGATTCGCCCATCATAACATTATAAGCTCTCTGCCATTCCTCTTGGGGGAAGTATTTCTTTATTAAATCCATCTGGTTTCCGCCTTGAGGCGTTGACTGAGATGTTGATTGAGATGTTGGTTGAATAGTCGCTCTATTACCCAAAGCCACTCTTCGCATTATAAATTTCTTTACTTGATCCATAGAATAACCTTTCTGCAACATTCCTATTCCGAATTGTCTCAGTTTGTCTTTATCCATATTTTAAGGAAACCATTTATTAAATTCTTCTTCAAAGTCCGCCCATTCATCATTTGAAATCGTATTTTTCTCTTTTTCTCTGGTATAAGCTCTTTCTTCGGCCGCTAATTCATTCGCAAGTTGCCATTCCCGATCCGAAAGTTGTCTTTGACGCTGTAGTTTATCAAACAGCATATCAAGCTGAGTCTGGCGATCTTGGGTAAATCCCGTTAAAAGGCGGGCGTTTCTGTCT